GGGTGTTGGGGCGGCGGCTACTGGGGGTACGGGAACGTCGGGAGTTGACGTTGGCTCTGGGGTTGGTACCGGCGTAGGAGTCGGCTCGGGTGCCGTCTGGGAGGATTTTGTTTTCCAATCGGCAGGAGTAATCGAGGGAGCCGTTTCGTCACCAGACAAAGCCAAGGAGCCATCATTCTTTTCGCCGAACTTCTTGGCGTCAAACCCAGGTCCACGAATAATCGACCGCTCCCCTGGATACACAAGGTCTCGTTGCGGGTGAGGGATAAGACCCGAAACGCGAACATCAACAGCTCCGCCACTAGAGGATCCTGTTACCTTTGTGAAAATCAAACCAACATTTTCGCCTGAACCCCCATAAAGGCCGTAGTGACTTGGAGCGCCCAGGCCAGACTTCGGGTCAATGTAGTACAGCTTTTCAAGAGCCTTCCCGTTGCCGGTCTTGTATGTCATGCGAATAACTCGGCCGGTTGGGAGTTCCGGGTAGGTCCTGGCTCCCGGCGGAACTTTGATTTGCTTTACCTTATATGGGACTGCGGCGTCCTGTTCAAAGCCGCGGTAGTACAGCTCGGAAGCGATCTCCTCTATTGTGAGAAGAGTCTTGCGGTTAGTTCTCTGAACAAGAAGAAAGGGAACGTCGGGAAGGATGACTTCAATTTTTGTTGGTCTTCCCCAATTTTTGAAATCCCAATCAAGAACCTTTTTAGCGTCATCGGGGCTAATCTTGCGCTGCAAACCATTCCAGTCTGGAGTATCCATCAATTGCGAGGTCTCTCGTACTGGAACGTCAACAGCAACAGTCGGCTTGTCCGAAACAATTGGCTTACTGGGGGGTGTTGGCTCGGGCGTTGGTGCTGGCAAAGATCCGGGTCCCCTATTGTCTCTTGCAATACCGAAATCCCCGTTGGCATCGGGGAAATTGTAGGAAGACCCGCCACCATTCCCCAAATCCTCCCCGGCGTCCCGAATCCTCCACCCCTTATCGACACCACCATAACTAAGCTGCGTCATTCTGGATTTACCGTTTGCCCCAGGGCCACCGATGTATACGTGTACTACTTCTTTGTCCGTTGTAACTCTAATAATCGAATAAGCAGGAAGGCTAGGAATGCTAAGAATGCCTCCCTTGAGAAGGGGTACGTTTGTGGCATTAGCGCCACCACCAATTGTGCGCTTATACAGTTCGGAAGCAATAGCACGGATACTTAGCGTAGTTCCATTTGCGCCACGAAATGGTTTAGACGCATCAAGAACTTCGACACGCGAAGGTTTGCCGAGAATCCCTACGCCTTGGAAAAATCTTTGAACTTTTTTGGCTGAAACCATTTCTGGTTTCCCTTCCCACTTAAAATCCTCCACTCCCACATTGGCACCTGGCGCGACAGGTACTTTGGGAGTTGGCACGGTTGGCTCAACAATTGGTTCCGGCTTTACAACGGGTGTTGGGGTATCGGCAATCTTAAGCGGATCCTTGCCAAACGCTTCATCAAGGAACGGATTAACACGACCATTTACAATGACGGGTAGATTCGGCATGCCCTCTGCGTCAACTAATTGTTCTGGACTGACAGAATCAACCAACTTAAGGTATTCACCCATATCTAGCTTTACGTCGCCAGGGCGAAGACCGCGAGTAATTGGAGTAGAAATCTCAATAGCCTTTGCCACAATCTGGTCATATTCGGCTTTTGTGAGAGTTGCCTCAAAATCAATCCCGTCAAGAATTGCGTTGATTGTGTCGTTGCGAAGAATGGCGACGGCACTAAAAGGAATGGGCGAATCCTCAAATCCGGGTATCACAAGATTGTATAACCAGGCACTAGTCAACGATCGAAAAGCCCTTTGCCGGTCAGACTCTGAAACCTTATTTTTAATTGAGTTGCGGCCTTTTGCGACAAGGCTTCTTATTGTTGTCGTCGGGCCTGGGGGAAGCATGAACAAAACTTCTTCGCCAGAAGGAAGCTTGATTTTATCTACCGTTGCCTTTGTGGAAACTTTGACGCGTGGCGGAAGCTCTGGTCCAAATACTGTGACGGGCTTAGGGCCTTCGCCTAGGATCTGACTAACGCCAGGAGCGGGCTCAAGCGCCTTGCGTCGACCACCACTACCGTAAGGAACCAGTGGGTCTTCGCTTCGAGGACCCTTAAGGCTTTCGACGTAAGCAAGCTCGTCTTTAATTGTCTGGATTTTGGGTGGGATAAGAGTCTCGGCGGTGGTTGCAACTTTGCCGCTACGCAACTCGTTATCTACTGTCCAGCGTGTCATGTCGTACAAACGTTGTTTAGTTACATCCTCGGTAACGCCGAGCTTGTGGAGGATGCTTTGGTTTGTTAGCTCGATCGTTGCGGCGTGACTGCGTACGCTTTGTCCTTCCAGAATACGAATGAGTCCTCGGCGTGGCTCGTCGAGGAGGCGAAGAACTTTGGTGGCATCAACAGTTTCAAGAGCGTGAAGTTCGGCAATGGCGGCTTTGAGGTGGCGCTCGTTTTCGGAGCCGGGAAGAATAGTTGTTTCGTTGCCTTGGAGGTCAAAGACTTTGCCGGGAACCAGTTCGCCGTCAGCGCCAACCGTGGGTAGGCTGCGTTCGTACATTCCGGCCAGCATTGATGGACTTGTCTTTACTCGCTTGCCGTCAATGATTACCTCGGGCGCAACAGCAAGCTCGAAGATAAGGCGCTTGCGTACCTTGTCGCTAATGCCCAGCAGACTTTTTTCAAAGCCGGATGTGACTTGGCGTGCTGCTACTTGTGCGTTGTGGAGGGCGCGTCCTGTTGCTTCATTTGATGCGCGGTTTTGTGTTTTAATGCGGTACTTTTCTGCGCGCTTGGCAAGGAAACTAGAAGTCTTAGAAAGCGTTTCACCTTCTTTTAGAACTGGTGGTGCGTACTCAAGCAGTGCCTTCTTACCGGCAGCAAGGGTTTGGTTGAAGATGTTTTGGCGAACTGGACCAACAATTGTTGGCTTTGTAAAGCCGGGGTTTGTATAGGCAAGTTGCTCGATCTTAGGTACGCCGGCAACTTTCTGGCCAAGCTTCGTCTTGGACAAAACTTTCTGCGTAACCTTTAGTTTGCCGACGGTGCTAAGTGTCTTGCCGGCAACACCGAGTCCTTCAACGGCAGTCATGGCTGTGCTGATCGGATTCTTCTTTGCGTACTGGTAGATGTAGGGAAGGTCGCCAGACGCGCCGGCCTTCATCAGCTTCAAATAATCCGAAGCGGTCTGGCTTGCCATTTGCTTCAGAGGATCAAAGTTACCCCTGGCTACTTCGCCACCAAGCATCACAGCAGCAACAGGCAGGGTCGCATACGATCGGGTTTCGTTACCGACTCCTCGAGCCCAGTCGCGCAACTCTTGTTCCACGGTTCCGGCAGGGCTCGTTAGGGAGAGCTCAAGGATTCGCTCGTCTGTCAGCTTTGCGTAATCCTGGTTCTTCCATCCGTTACGAATCGAGTCTTTAATGAGTCGCTTGCGTGTTACGTCGGGGTAAGGTCCAAGGATGTTGCCACCGTATTGTTTGATGATGTCTTTGCCGGAGCCAGCATTGTCTTGTTCGGCAGCGACGTATTCGACGGCGGAGCGGGGCAGAGAGTTGATGTCTGCTCGCGGCGTTTTTGATCCAGAGATTTGGGCTACGGATTGTGCAACGTAGTACGGGTCGGTGATGTCATTGGTTTTGACTAGACCAAACGTAGGCAAAGCTTCGTCGGGTTTGAGGCCAAGAATCTTACGCGCCTTGTCTGGGTTTGTTTTGGACAGGCGTTGAATCATCAACGATGCGCCACCACCGCCCCGATTGATTTGGCTACGCAGCGCCTTGGGATCAATAAACGTGTTCTCGGCGCTAGTGCCAAGACCCTTAGCTTGCTGGACTAGCTTGCCGTAACCTGGGATTGTTTCTTGTTTGGCGCGCTCGGTGGCAACTTGGTCAGCCATGAAAGACTTAATTGCGTCTTGATAGTTCTTTGCCGCGCCAGGAATAGACTGGATCTTGATGCGTTCTTGGCGATTGGCATCCGCCGTGACGGCAGGGAGAATGTTCCGAAAGAATGCTTCTCGCCCCTTGCCGAGAGCAGCGGCGCGCTTCTTTGGATCACTCGACTTTAGGCCAGGATAATAGTATCCGGCACCACCACCACCAACATCAATCTTACGGCCAGACAATAGCGTGACGCTCTTGGGTGCGCGCATCCGCATCTGCTGGCGACGCTCAAGGAGGGAAAGCTTGGTTCCCTTGGCCTTGATTGTGGAGCGGTACGGACGCAGCGAGTAGAGAGCTCGGGCAGCCTCAAAGTCGGTACCTGGAGTTACCGATACTTTTTGTGGGATTCGGGACAGAGCCATTCGACTCCTACGAAGCTAGTTGCATCTCGGGTTGCGAGTTAACCCAAGCCCTAGCCGTGGCCGTTGTGTAACCCGGAACGTTCGCAACAATCCACGGTACCATTGCCTTAAGTACCTGGGCGCGATTGTACTTCGGAGTCGATACCTTAGCGCCGCTTGGGTTGGGCTTGGCGTCGCCTTGCGGAACAACGTCAGCGCGTTGCAACTCGGGACCAAACTCGTTAGCCGCAGCTTGTTGTACTGCTTCCCAATCGCCTGGATACCATTTGCGTACAATGATTCCCTTTGCGGGATCCCGGACGGTTACAACGTGACCCATTGTTTGGTCGACGCTTTGAGTCTTTGATCCGAGAAGATCCTTGATGGTCTGATGTGCTTGAGCCAAATACGCGCTTGGTTTAGCGTTGGTTTTGTCGAGGCGTTGTTGTGCTTGCTCAAGCTTCTTGTATTGAATGTCGGTAGTGACTTGGAACCTAGCGTTTTGAGCCTCAATGCTGGCAGCCGCAATATCCTTCTTAGTGCCAAGCGTTTCACGCGTAAGGTCAGACTGCTCTCGAGCTGTAGACTTATCAACCTGGCGCTTGTACATCTCATTAAGGCGGTCGGCGAGCATTGTGCGGCGATCGTCAGCGCGTTTACTGAGTAGGTCGCGTGTCGTCTGGTTAATCTTATTCTCAACACCAGCAACAGTTGCTTGATTCTCAAGAAGCGGTGTTGATGCTTGCATGATCTGTGCGCCCTGTGTACCAGCGTAAACATTGCCACCAGTCATACCAGCCGTGTTACCAGCAAGAGCGCCAAGGGCGGCAGCAAGATTCTTCTGAAGGCTTTCGCCAGAGGCTTGTACGCCGGCACCAACGTTCTTTGCGCCCTCAAGCTGACGAGCGCCAGAGTCGGTGATGGAGGATTCGGGGGTTAGTGTTTGGTCAACGTAGTTGACGGCGGCGGTGCGTTGCTGTTTGGGGGTTAGAAACTTCGAGCCGTAAAGCGGATCGTTCTTCTCGTAGCCGCGCGTTGTGGCGGGGGTTGTGGTCGAGCCGGCGGCTGGTGTTGATGCCGAGCTTGATGCTGCGGGGGTTACTTTACGCGTTGAGATCCACTTGGAACCGTTCCATTGCTGATGCCAGTTGCCGCTTACGCGCTTGTCTCCTTTTTGGAGATCCTTTTTCCAAGATGCCGCCGCCATGGTAGTAGTCTACTTTACCTTTGGCTTTACGGTAATCCACTCTTTGCCGTTCCAACGATGCGTTTTGCCGCCCCACTTCTTTGTTTCACCAATCTTAAAGACCTTGTCTCCCTTGGGAGTAGTCGAAGGCGTAGCCTCAGAAGGCGCTGTGGATCCCGTAGAGGGCGCTGTAGAGCCCGCAGAGGGCGCTGTGGCAGCCGGCGGAGCGACATACCCATAAGCCTCTGGGTTTGCCAGCATCTTGTCCAGGGCGTCCTTAAGGGCGTTAGAACGCGTCTGCTGAACGTCAGCGATTCCGCCACCAAGCGTACCGCGCACAAGATCCGTATAACCAAGAGCGTTACCAGTAGTAGCACGCTCAGATTCGCTTTGGCTTTGACCGCCACCAGTAGTGCCGCCGGCTCGTTGCTGCTCAAGCAGATCGGCTCGCGCCTGCTTTTGCTTAAGAATCATATTACCGAGGGCTGTGCCGACAAGGTTTGTGTCGCCGCCAGCAGTATTGGGATTAACTTGGAAGTCGAGGTAATTCTTGCCAGTTACGGTCGCGCCACTAACATTACCCATCGGAGCGAGCTTGAGTGTGTACTTCGACCAGTCAATTACCTTGTTTGGGTCGCCACCGAGGAGTGTGTTTGGGTCGATGACTTGACCATTCTCGTCAGCGAGTCCCATGCCGGTTTTGGCATATAGAGCCTTTAGCGCGGCGGCGGCACTATTGTTGGCTGCGCCCATGCCGAGCTCGGGATTGTTGTTTAGCTGGTTTTGGACGAAGTCGGCGGCGCTGGTGCCGGATGGTGGTGGTGTATCTGGTGTTGTTGTTGCGGCTGCGCCCTCGAGGGCTGTTGTGTCTTCGGGTGTTGTGTTCTGGCTTGTTGCCGTGTCGCCAATGCCCTTAGCTTCGCCAACTCCATGAGCGTTTGTTTCACGCGAAACACTACCGGAAGGCTTGGGTGCTACCTCGGCAACATACTTACCATCCCGATAGTGAATATTCCAAGGAACACCAGATCCACCAACAAACGATGCGACTACGGAACCTTCTTTAATGCCGACCTTAGAGTTTCCAATGGAGGCTTGCTGCTTTTTAATTGCGTTAGAAATCGCCGCCTGGTCAACGCCCGTGAGATCAACCTTGCTTGGCATCGAAACTTTTACGCCACCAACATTACGCGGCTGAACAACCCCGCGAAACGGAGCTCCCTTGTCTTGAGCCGCTCCGGCCACTGTGGGAGCCGCGCCACTAGCTGCGGGAGCTGCACCATTTCCGGCACCACCGCCGCCAGCACTGACAGTGGGCCGAGGAGCTGGGGGATTCTTACCATCACCCGGCTTCTTTGTATCAACAATCTTGGGCTTCTTTGGATTCGGCGAATTTTGCGTATTGCCAGTTCCACCATTTGGAAGCGGAACGCTGGCCGGCTTCGAAGCTGTCGCTCCGCCTACGCCACCCCTGAATGCGCCACCCGACGATGCGGGACTCTTCGCGGCGGTAGCGGTACCGGAACCACCAACGCCGCCCTTAAACGTGCCGTAGGGCGCGCCACCAGGAGCTGGACGACCAGGCTGCGGCTTCTGCCCAGGAACAGCAGCGTAGCCTTGTGTCGGTCCGGTTACTTGGGCGTCGCGTGTCTGCTGGTCTTTTGCGGTCTGAGTAGTATTTGCCCGCTCGCGTTGTTTTACTGGAATTGGAGCATTGGGGTTAGAAGGCGTAAGAAACTTGCCGAACGCTTCTGTATTTTTTCCTCGCTGTTGCTTAATCGCTTCGTTTGTATTGCTTAAAAAACCACCAACAGCATCAACGGCATTCCCAATGGCGTTAGCCGTCTTGGTCGAACCACTAACACGCGGAGCGGTTGGAGTGACGGTTATTTTGCCCTGGCCGGTACGATTGTTGCCGCGAGGGTCTGCCGCTCGAGGAGCAGCCGTAGACGGTGCGGCCTTAGCTGGAACGGCAGGCTTGGTTGTGACTTGGGCGCTGTGCATTGGAGCGCCGCCTGTGCCGCTCGGCAATGGGATTCCCGCCGGCTTTGGTGCCACGGGCTTTGGTGCGGCCGGCTTTGGGGCTTGAGCTACGGGTTTAGAGGGGCGCGCCACATCAGAATCATACTATACCTAAACAGCTACGTCTTAATAATGTAGTTAGCGACAACACTAGGTTGAGTGTTTTCTCCAATACCCGCAAACGTGCTTTGGTTTATTGCCGTTTGTGCCTGGTTTGTGGCGGTCTGGGCTTGGTTAGTCGCTGTTTGTGCTTGGTTAGTTGCCGTACTTGAAATAACAGCCATTCTGCTGCCAGCTTCAATAAGGCCCGGTGCGTCAGTACCGCCAGCAACACCAGAAAAAATAGTATTACGATCAAACGTATAATGGCTGTGTGCGTCTTGCAGGTGGTTATGCGAGTTTTGCAGGTGGTTATGCGAGTCTTGCAGGTGGTTATGCGAGTTTTGCGTATGAGTATGCGACTCGGTACGCTCATCACCAAAAAACTGACCCCGAATACGAGTCGTTAACGCAGTACCACCCGAAATAACACCAGACCCCGTTGCGCCCTGTTTTCCGCCAGTACCGGCACCGACGAGAATACGCCCAGCCATATTAGGCACATTAAAGGAAACCCCTAAAGTTCCGCCGTACGTCACGCCAAGAACCGCATACAGCGTTGGGTACAAATCAACCGTATACAAAGAACCGTCACACAACAACCAACCAGTAGGAGCGGCAGCGCCAGCAAATGCTTGAAGCGAACCCGAGGGCGAACCTGGAGTCATCCAGGCGGTTCCATTCCAAAAATAAACTTGTTGAGTGTCGGACTCGAAAATCATCTGCCCAACAACAGGACTCGGCGGACGACTCGTGGACCTGCAAGTAATTGCGTTGGTGCTAAGGCTTTTAAATGTATCGAGGGCGTTGTTGAATAAGACCGATCGCGCAAGCTCGCCACTGCCGCTGAGGGCGGATCGGGATTCTTCTATGGTGAGAGAGGATTCCACGACGTTCTACATCCTACTACGGGACGACACTCATCGCGTTTGTGTTGATACTTGTCGAGTCGGGAGTGATCCCATCACCAAGACGCCCCATGCGGAGCTGGTTAGTGGCAGTAACAATCTCAAATAGTGTCCAGGACGGAGTTCCGACCGTGCCAACGTCGCCGTCTGTGAGGACAATTGATACGGCTTGCGAGTTCATGTTTGTGTCGAACCGCTTAGTAAACGCCTGGTTCTGGCCAGCTAGGGCAGTGGGACGCGCAACGACACCAAGACTGTCGGTTCCAAACGTGTACCGATTAACCCTCGTCCAAGCGTTGTCGGGGTTCGTGCCGAGCACATACGAAGCCGTCAGGTACGAGTTGGCGATCGTTTCGTCTTGGATTGAGGTAAGGAGTTGTGTGTGTCTAAATCTTCGCATCAACGCGGGATCGCCTTCGGTGTATGCTCGAGTTTGAATGCGAGCTGTAACGCGCTGATTGTTTACGTCAACAATGCCGGAAGTGCCAATTCCAGTTAGTACGTCTGTTCCATCCAAATACGATATATCGAGAGTAAATCCTGTGTATTCGTTTGGGTAGATGGTGTCCATTCGCAATAGTTGTGGGTTCTTGCAAACGGTCGTGTCGGTGTACTTGCCGATGGCATAGACGCGGTTACTGAGCGGGTCCGGGTCGTTGACGCTCATGGAGAATGGGAGGCTTTCGGCGTTTGGCGCGTTTGTTCGTGTCCAAGCATAATTGTTTGACAAGTCGCAAAAAAATGTTCCGCCAAGTTCTTCAGAGAAGATGCTGGTTGATAGGGCGTAGATTTTGCCTTCGATAATTGCGGATCCGCCAATTGTGGCTCCATTGTTCATCCCGTTTCGCCATAGGCGCTTGATCTTGTTTTCGGTGATGTTGGTGAACGTGTTGCCGTCGGTTAGGTAGATTCCGTCGAAAGCGGCAAAGATGACGCCGTTTGGTGTGAGCTGGACACTGTTGGCAGCAATGCAGCCAATCGAGGAAGAGAGGACACGGACGGAGTAATTTGCTGTTGTTGTGTCTGTCGTGATTGTGCCGAGTGTGCCGCTGACAATGCTGATGCCGGTATCGCCGAGGACGATTAGCGTGTTGGGTCCAATTGAGACCGTTGCTACTACGGTATTCATGTTGGCAAACGTCTGATAGTTGCGTCGCGGCCAACCGCCTTTTAGGAATGGGACAAGGCCGTCGGACGCGGTTACGGGACTATCGCTTGGGGCGTTTAATAGCGTTGACCAGTAAATACGATTAGCTTTACCCGTTGTCAAAAGCGATGTTGTTTGGACGTTGCCTAGGATAATTCTATCCTGGTGAACGCTAATGCAACCAGCAGCTAGTGGTGTTTCTACTGTTCCACTCTCGAGGCGTGTGCCAAATACTCTTCCGTTAGATCGCGTCGTTCCCGCCGTGGAGACCATGGCGAGTGTTGGGGTTGGGTCTACTCTTGCGCTCGTTGTAGTAAGTACTTCTTTGATGCGTCCAACATAATCGGCAGTTGCGTTGTTGGCGTAAATGTAGTCTCCGACAACGACGGTTTGTGGTGTTGCCCAGTTGACTGTGTCATTGTTAGCAACAGTTGTGACTGCGCCGATGTTGGTGGGGCTAATGTTTGATGTTGGAAGTTGGCCTCCGCCGGCTGATACAAAAGGCGATTGTGTTCCGACTGCAAGTGGGCTAGTTGCTGTGATTGGGAAGATGCAATGTCCACTCCACGAAACTGGCGTTCCTGGAGCTCCGGTAACTGCGGTTACATACGTATCTATGAACGTACCTGGAATTAAGAGTACTTGTCCGTCTTGGCATTCAAACGACGACATTCTTACCGTGTTAGCAACAGTGTGGGCAACATATCCTCGATTTGTTCCATTAGCATTTTTAACGGCCCCTAAGCTTGTGATGACTTCGCCGGACGTGGCTGTTGTGTGCCTGGCGTTTCCGTAGCGTTTCTTTAGCTGTCCCGTCTTGGTAATAAACACATTCCGAGCCTCGTAGACAAAGCCTTCGGGGAGCAGGTAGGCGGGTTGGTCTTGTGACATTCCCTTGGAGAAGTCGTTGTGGCTTTTCCAGGATAGACGGCTAGTCATTGTTAGTAACTCCAGCGCGTATCACGATCGTTACGATGTGGAAGTACTCGTTGGCTGCGTGGATAACCAGAGGCTATGCGTGTTGTGACGTTTCCTTGGCGGCGTCCAAGCCATTGTTTAAACTTGAGGACTCCGGCGTCATACTTTTGTTCGTACGATGAGGCCAGGTTGTCGTCTTCTCCGACGGCTTGGATAAGTCGTAACGCTGCTCCAAGCGAGATAAGGTAGTGCCATTGCGACGGAATTGCTACTGGCGTATCCGTTCCGGCACTCATGTCTACTGGGGCTGATGCAATCCAAATTGTAAGAGCGTCGCCTGTTTGTTGACATACGGGATAGATTTGAAGTTTTGTGTTTGCGCCCGTGCCAATAACTGTGTACTTGCGAATAAATCCTGTTGGTTGTGCGGCGTTAAGGTTGAGGATTTCTTCGAATGTGGCGGGCTCGAGGACTTGGTTGAGTGTATCTCCGACGGCTGTGTAGAGGACGTACATGATTACGACGGAGTCGCTTGTTGTGATTGGAACGGATGTGTCGCCGGCTGTTAGCGTGAACGTTGTTGATGTTGGCTTTGATTGCGTGTTGACGACGATTTCTTTGTAGACATCATTGATAAACGCTGCGGCCTCGGTCGCGTCCGCTTCCATCGACATGTTTTGTACGCGGTTGGTTAGCTGGGTAAATGTTGCCATTAGTCGTTGATGATGTCTTCCAGGGGTCGTGGTGCGTGTTCGTCGAGTCCCCTATAGGATAACGCAAACATCTCACCATTGACTTGTGTTGTACATGTTGGGCAAAGATTCCTGCTAATAAGCGAAATAACTTCGTCTTTAGATCGTAGGCCCGACCATTCGTGAGCAAACTTTTTCCAGATAGACAAGTTTTTAATCTCGGGCGCAGCGGGAAATACGCTTAGGCATTCGGTGCAGACCAGGCCGAGGCGCATTCGTTCCGCGTCCTCGACCTGGTTTGGTCCGTAGACATGCCATTTGATGACGCGTTGTGGTTCGCCAGAGTAGAAATCTAGTGTTTCTTCGGCGTGTGCTGCGATGTGACGCCGCCAGTTTTCTACAACTTTGGCCATTACTTCACCGTTACAGTCAGGCTTTGCTTCTCAGCATCAGCATCGGCTTCGTCAACAAGGAGCTTCTCGATTGCGTCAACGACTGGTTTGCGGTCCTTGTGGGACTTCTCGTATGCCAAGACAAGGTTTGGATCAAAGCCGCCGCCTTGGATCATGTCGATGATGACGGATTCGATTGGCTTGTTGGCCTTTGCTCGAGTCTTGTCGTATCCTGGCCATGGTGCTGGGATCTGCGCCTTCTCGACGAGGACGTACCAGACGTTGTTGTCTGCGTTTGTAGCTAGTGCTTCTTCTGCAATGGCACGATCGTCAAGGTTCTCGATCCATTCGGAGTCGTAGAGACTCAACTGGTACTCGGGACGCGACGCTTCCGTAATGCCTGTGATGCGACCGACTCCGTCGCGGAGGGGTACTGCGCGTTGGTATGGCGTTGCACCGAACACGTTCGGGACGGTGTGTCCACTGGCGTCGACGCGATCCGGGTCGGTGCGTGTCGATGGTGTGCCGGACCAGTGCAGCATCGCTGCGTACGCTTCGTCTGGTGGGACGATTCCGTGTCGGAACGAGCAGAGAAGAAGCGGTTTTCCAACTGTTTTTGGAATGAGGTTGCCGCCGACTTGTTCGAAGATTTCGTGGGACTCTTCGTTCCTGGCAATCAGTGTGTAGTTTGCACTACGGCTTACATATCGCAAGAGTTTGCTCCTGGTTGAAAGTGGGGGTCCCCGGAAAGCCTCTGGGCGGTGAGGCTTTCCGGGGGAGGGGAGGGGATAGTGCTCCGCCCAAATTGTTGGCTAGTAGCCAGTCACGCCCTTGAGAATGGCGTGGTTTTGCTCGTTACCAAGTTGGAACGAGTACTCGGTCAGGTACTCCTGCTTTGTCGAGTCCTCGTCGTTTGCTTGGCGACCCGGCAACAGCTTCGTCGAGCGGAGAGGACGCATCTCTACGTCGTCCATGTCGACCAAGACACCCCAACCGCCGACCTGGTTGGATGTTGTCGAGAAGTCGTACCAATCTCGCTTCTCCGAGATTTGCACGGTTGCACCGCTTGCGGCGCGGTATGTGGACAACGAAACGCCGTAGTCCTTAACGCCCGAGCCTGTGTCGTTGGGAGCGAGCTTGCCCAACGGGAAGGACGAGAGGGCGCTAACCAGCAACGGCGATGCGAAGAGCACCTTGTTGCGGGAACCGTAACGGAACGCGCCACGCATGAACGTTTCAAACGCTGATTGCGTGAGCGTACCGGCACTTGCCGTGATGTTCGAAGACACGAAGTCGACGATGCCACCAGCGTAGCCGACGGGTGTCGAACCACTGGTGTCGAGGTCGCGCTGACCGAAGAACAGTGTGTTCTCGATTTGACGCTTGTGCTCGATCATCTTCTTCTTGGCTTCGTACTCGGGCTCCTTGCCGCCGTACAGGTCCGACTCGATCAGTGTGTTCGTGAAGCCGAACGGATCGCGTTGGATTTGGCAGTAGTTATACTGGCCAACCTGCTTGGTGGACTTGATGGTGCCGAGGGTGGCACCTTCTGCGGAGGCGTTGCCGATCTTAATCACATCCGTGAGGTCTGTGATGATAGCGGCGGCAACTGCACCGATCGAGCGAACGATGGTGAGTGTGTCTGTCGAGATCGAGGAGACCTTGACGTTCTCACCATTGCTCATGCGGAGAACGTCGCCTGCGCGGAAGTAAGATCCCGTGCCGGTTGCAACGATGCATGTTGTTGCAATCGCTGTGACGTTGCCGCCGTTGTTCAGGGTTGTAAGGCGTGGCATCAATTGGTCTTGAAGCCATTCGACCTTTTGGCTCTTCGCGGGACGCGAGGAGACCTTTTGGAGCATGGTTACGAGGGGTGCCTCGTCCGGCTCCAGTTGTTTGATGACGTTGTCCATGTCAATGACGCGACGATTCGACAGAATCACGTTGTCATCCACGGCGCCAGTCAGAACTGTAACTGCCATGATTAGTTCTTCTTTCTTGGGGGGGTGGGTTTGAGTCCTGGTGTGATTCCGCTAAATGCTTGTCGAGTCGGTTGTCGCCCTGGTGCGGCCTAAGCGTTCAAGATCATTTGTTGGATTTGTTCGTCGTAAGACGCGTCGTCCCCTGGTGTGACAGTGCTTCGCGTTTGTGTTGCGATTTGCTGTCGGTACTCTGGGTCTTCGTACTGAACTTGGTTTGCGAGCGAGTCCTGATACTCGCGCCACTTGATGATACCAACGATTGCGTTCAAACCCTCAGCGAGGGCTTGTGGATCGTCGAGAGCGTTGTCGGGGAAGAAGCTTCGTAGGTCGCGTGTGTTGACGAAATCTGCGACTTGTGGGGCGTATTCGTCAAAGTCCGGCACACTTGTGCGAATGTTGTCGATTGCGGATTGGAGGATTTGGTTCTGGTGTTGTTCCATGATTGGCTCGTATGTTTGAGACAGGTTTTGTTGTTGTTGTTCAATCATCGAGTTCATCTGGTACATGCTGGCTTCCCATGGGGCTTGTTCCCACCAGTTCTGCCAGACGGCGTTTACGAGCTCGGCGGGGATAACGTGCTGGTTCTGAATTGTCCATGTTGCGGCTTCGCCGGGGCTTGTTGCTGCCCATTGGACTAGCTCGTCTTCGTTGCCGGGTGTGTTGCCGAATTGGGGTTGGAATGTTGTTTCCGGCTCGGGCTGGTATTCTTGTTGGATCTCGTTTTGGCGCTGATGGAATTGGCGCTCGAGCTCTTGGTAGGACGCGGCAAGGTCTTCTACGTTTTGGAACTTGCCGAGAATGAGAGAGTCTTCTTCTGCGACTTGGTTCAAGTCGAACGTGTCGTCTTGCGGGATGGTTCCCTCGTCGTCTTGCCAAGTTTCGTCGTCTTCCGAGTTCTGGTCTTGGATTGCCTGGGTGATAAGGTCTTCTTCGCTCATTTGTCTTGCATCCTCTTATGGGGTGTTTTTAGTACAAGCTCAATGCCACGGATCTCTCCGGTGATTGAGAAGTACTCTGGTTCCGTGCATGTTCCGCTAAGTAGTCGGCGGATACGCTTGTCGCGTTCTTCGTCTAGGACTTCTTCCACGGCAACCCATACTGGGTGCGAGACAATGTTGGATAGGTCGATAGACATGATGGTTGCTTATTGGCCGACTCCCCCGGCCCCACCGAATGCTGGTGGCGGCGGTGGGCCAGGCGTCATAACTGCCTGTTGGTCCGGTGCTGCTCCAGCATCTGGTGGGGTTGTCGGGGTCGTGGGTGCGTTTGGATCTCCCCCACCAGGAAGGGGGGGTCCTGCACTTGGTGCTTGGGGTTGTTTCGAGAAGTACTTCGACGGTTCTTCGTCGAACGCTTCTGTTACGTCCTCAAGGATGCGGTCTACGTTTAGGGTAATGCCTGCTTGTTGCAGGAGGGCGTAGTTGTTAAGGAAGAAGTTGCTCTTCGTAAGGGCTTCGGCGCGCTTCTCTTGTCGGATAAGGCTTTCCGAGGCGTCTTCGATGTTGTATTCGTATTGGCCTTGGATTTCTGCGGCGTTGAATGCTTTCCATTCGTATTCTCCCGCATGCGTGTCGATGCGGATTGCTACGTTCTGTGGGAGGAGTTGCTGGTTTAGGGATACCCATTGGCTTCCTGCTCGGCGTAGTGCGTAATTGAATTGTTCTCGCATGAGCATCATTCGCTTGGTGGCCATGTTTTGAATAATGCTGATGCCTGTTGCTGTTGTCTGGTCAATTTGCGTGTCGGACGCTCCGCTTAGGTACGACACGGCTCCCGAGAGGTTAGTCAGGTCGCCTTTGAGCATCTCTTCGGCTTGGATGGATGGTTGGATAATGTTTGTGGCCGGCGTCCAGGGTTGGATCTCGCTTGGTCGTACGCGGAGGATTGCTCCTGGGAATAGGCGGAGGTCTTGGTTTTCTGTGTTGGGGTCAACAAAAACTGCGGCGTTTGACATGAAGCGCGTGTTGTCGAGGCGATGGTTTTGCATTTCCCAGAGGGCGGCTTGGATGTCGGCAATGAGCTCGACAATGCCTTTGCCTTCGAGCTTGAACATTTGTGGGACTGGGCTGGCTGTGACAAATGGGAATTGTCCGTGCCAGAATGGGCTGCATTCGTCGCGGATAACTACTTGCCGGTTGGCTACGACGGTGAGGCGAATCTCGTTGCCTTTGCGGTGCCACCATTCAATTACTTCAACGCGGCCTTTGGATTTGGTTGGTTCGTATCCTTGGGGGGCGCTGCCGGACGTTACGTCTTTGAGGTTTTCGTATACGCCACTGAGCTTGAGGCTGTCAAGTGTTTCGTATGTGCGAAAGAAAACGTAGGCGGCGTCGTCGAGGCTTGTGGCTGCTCCATCCCACCAGAAATCTTTCATGTCGATCGGAACAAATCCTGGTTGTTGTAGAACGGGTGCTTTGGTATCGGACTCTTGTTGGACTACGCCACCAAGCGTTTTAGTAAATTGACGCGTCTTAGTTGTGCGCCACTCCTCGAGCCATGGGATTTTGGCTGCTGTTACGCCTCGGACAAGTCCTTGCTTGATAAAGGTGCGGAGTTGCCGGCCATACTCAATCTTGTTGCGTTGCTGGTTTAGTACAGCCTCAAGGATCTTTGCACCATCAGCATCCTTGGGTTGGACGGGAATGACTTTGGCTCGAGGTTGGGCATCAACAACACTCGACTCGATAAGTTCAACGATCTGCAATGCGTAAGGTGGGTGCAAGTCGGATTGCCACTGGCCCTCAAGGGCGCGCTGAAGTTTGGCGTTATATGCGTCGTCACACTTCCGGTAGTGCTCGACGCGCTTTTCGTGGTGTTTATACGCTGACGAGTTACAGCGAATAAACTTTTCGATTAGCTCTTTGGGGTCGCCTTCAATCACAGGGATCAGTATAGGGCAACGATAGCGGTAGCCGTAGTGCCTGTGCTGTAAATGCGTGATGCGCGAATGGTGTGATTAATGCCGGTTTGCAAATAAAGCGTTACGGCAACTGTGTCGCCCGAAAGAATGACTTTTACGGTTGTCGGGCTGGCAACGGCGTAAACGTTTAGGGCTCGAGGAATCTCGGTAACGTCGACGGTGTCGCTTGTTGTGATTGTTACCGCTCGAGTGTACGGAGCGGTTGTCGAATTGTCGGCTTGTGCAAAGTTGTTAATAGGCATTACATACCTCCGTATGTGTTTTGTTGCGTAGGATCAGACGATGCCGTTTGTGCGTCTGGTCCGGTTACGGGGGATCCTTGGGAAAGGGGTTGCGAGATTGCGGCTGCGCCGGCCGGATTATACGTTGGCAGCATTGTCAGGAGCTTTGTGACTTGATCGCGCATCTGTTGTTGGATTGCGGCGAGCTGACTATCTTGTTGTGTTGCCAATGCGGAAACTTGGGGGGCAATTAGTCCAGCCGGACTTTGCGCTCCACCAGGTGCGGGTGGGACGGGAGGCATTCCCATCATTCCTCCGCCCATTGGGGGAGGGGGTGGCATCATTGGCATGGGTGGCAATTAGTCTTGCCGTCCTGCAAACTCGCGCTTGAGAGCGTCGAGGATGCCGAGGTGCTTTTGTGTTGCTGTTCCAATGCGGCCAGGGTTTGGCTTAAGGCGCAAGGGCATGCCTGTTGTTGGCGTCGGGCCGGGCATTGTGGTCGGGGGTCGTTGCATCACGATTTTAGAGTCCGATTGGTCCGACTACTCCACTGCCGGGCGTTGGTGTTCCAATGCGGGGCGGCATCTTCTTCTTTGGGATGAATCCGCCTGTTGGCTTGTATGGCAGAGGGGCAATGCCGCCCGCGCTTGACCCAGGATTCATCGGCCCGCCAGGCTTCATTGTTCCAGGATTCATCGGCCTGCCATGTTTTACCGAGCCGGAAGGGGGCATAAATCCGCCTGTTGGTCCCATGCCTCCTTGGCCGGGCTTTGTGATCTTTGCTGGCATCGGCTTTGCTGCGCCAAGCTGGTTCTTAAGACCATCTTGAATCTGGGTTGTTACACGATCGGGGTTTGGCATACGATCACGCATGGGGGGCATAAATCCTCCAGTTGGTCCCATGCCCCCTTGACCGGGACCACCAGTTTTAGCTTGTTTTTGAGCTTGAACTTGTGCCATTTCCGAAGCGCGGTCTGGAGAAGATTGTTTGTTGCCAACCATTTGCCCAATTGTTCCCTGGCCAACCATCGGGCGCTGGCCGTGAGGGGGCATAAATCCTCCAGTTGGTCCCATGCCTCCTCGGCCGGGCTTTGGACGCGGCTTCTTTGTGCCGCCCATGGGCATTGCTTGTGCGGGATCGTTCGGCATCATTGGCATTAGGATTTTCCAGCCTTCTTTTCGGCAGCGCGCATCTTTGCGCCCTCGGCCTTTTCGTGGGCCTTACCGTGCTTGGCAGACTCGTTGTGTTTTGTTGCCTTCTTACCAACAACAGGACTCTTGCTCTTCATGTACGCAGCTAGTGCGGATGGGAGTGTGCGTTTCTTTGGTGTTGTTGGCATGTGTGTAGTGTACGTTATTTATTTGTATTTAGGAAACATTTTAGTTCGATGCCATGATGATCCAGTTTGTACCATCACCGACAAGAATTGCAAACTTACCAGCAGTAGCAGCAAGAATCGCGGTTGATGCGGCACCACCAACAAGTGGAACAACATTGGCGGAAGCCGACGTAACGGTAGCAGCGGTAGTATTTTTAACTAGAATTTCGCGTCCAGCCGTAGCCGCACCAAGAGTTAATACGGCAACAGCTGTACAAATAACCCAAGTTGTCGTTGCCGTAACCGTAAGGTTAATTGCGGTAGAAACTGGGGCAGTTCGTTGCAAGTATCCGGTCAATACAGCATTTGTGGCCGTAACAGTGCCGGCGGTAAAGTTGCCGCTTGCGTCGCGCTTAACAATGGCTGATGCGGTATTTGCATCAGTTGCGGTTGTCCATGTTGGTGCAAGTGTTGTACCGGCACTTGTAACAACTTGTCCAGCTGTACCATTGGCAAGAAGCGCAGTAGTGTCAACTGCTGTCTGATAAGGAATGCTGCCCCCTAAACCACCGACGATATTAGTGGCTTTAGTAGCAGTTCCGGTAAGAGCAGAAGTGATTGTTCCGGCAGTAAAGTTGCCACTGGCATCCCGAGCAACAATTGCACTAGCAGTATTTGCACTAGTCGCGGTCGTTGCACTGTTAGAAACTTTTAGTGCCGTAGCAATAGTGGCAAGTTTGCTATCTGGCAATGACGTAATGGTTGTAGCATTACCTACACTAGTAACATCACCAGTAAGATTGGCATTAGTTGTAACTGTGGAAGCATTGCCAGTAGTGCTACCAGAAGAACCACTTACGTTACCTGTAATGTTTGCAGTAATTGTTCCTGCCGAAAAGTTGCCTGAAGCATCACGAGCAACAATCGCAGATGCAGTATTAGCATTAGTAGCTGTAGTTGCACTATTGGAAACTTTTAGTGCTGTAGAAATGGTGGATAGTTTTGAGTCGGTAATGCTGCCAGCAAGCATAAGGTTTGTAACGGTTCCAGTATCTCCAACAGTTACAACAGCAATCCAAGAAGTTCCGTTATACGTTAAGAATTTGTCAGTGTCATTTTCGTAGATTGTTTGACCATCAAATGGTGTTGCCGGCCTAGTAGTTGATGCACAAACAATAACATTGCCAAATCCTTGCCACGTATTACCACCCGTAGCGTTTGTATAAACAAACAATTCTTTAAGCGTCGAGTCGTAAACAAGATCGCCAATTGTTGGTGTAAGAGCAGTACGTTGCGCTGTTGTGAGGTTTTGAATGCGAGCGTTAATATCAATGATGTCACTGACAACTCCATTCCAGGAAGCGCTTGCTAGCTTGGTATTGGCAGCTTGAGTGGCTGGGGCGACGTACGTCATTGCGTATAGAATACACCATGTTGGGCTTGTGAAACTATTTTAGAGCCGAAGCCCGGTTTCGAACCGGGAACCTCTCGCTTACAAGGCGAGTGCTCTTCCGTTGAGCTACTTCGGCTAGTTTGGTCGTGGTGCTCGACGCGAGATGGTGTTGGTTGCGTTGTTGCGTCGGGGTGGTGCTAGTACTTGTGGTCTGGAGTAGTTTTCTGTCCAGACGGCGACGCAGCCGGCGGCGGCTAGGACGCGATCGTCGTGGCATCCGTTGTCTGCTTGTTCTCTGCCACGTTTGTTGTAGACGAAGGTTCGCATTTCGTCGAGGAGTGTTTCGGAGTTGAGGAGGTTGGGGTGGTCTCGGAGGTGTTCTTGTAGTGCGGTGAGCATGCGGACGCGGCTTGGTCCAGTGGTGAGCCAGCCGTAGGTCGTGTCGAGGTCGGGTCTTGTTGAGTCGATTCGGCGTGGCCTGTAGAGGTTGGGGTAGTTGATGCTTTTTGCGAGGTGGATAATTACGGCTTGTCCTGGTCCGTTGCGTTCGATTGCGACTACGGCTCGGTTGTACCAGTAGCCGAGCCTAGCTAGGTCATCTGCGTATTGGTCGAGGTCTGCTCTATAGTGAAGTTCTGCGACGATTTCTGCACTTTCGGCGTCCATTACCATCGCGCAAGAGTAGTCGCTGCCCGAGTCGGCTCCATTCCTGGCTACGCGTTCGTTGTAGTCGTCGGATCGTACGCTGCCGGCTACGTCGGCAAAGACGATGTAGCGATGGTTTTCTTCTCGAGATTTCCAGACTTTGAGTGCGCCTGTGGTGTCTTGCTCGAGTGTGAGTTGTCCGCCTTGGTAGGGGGCTCCAACGAGCCGGCCTCGGTAGAGGGGTTCTTTGGTTTGGAAGCGGTCGAGGAAGTTGAAGTATTGGCGTCCTGTTGTTTCGGCGAACTCGCCGAGTACGCGGATCTTGTAGGCGCTTGAGTCTTCGCCCCATTGGATTTTCGCGTCTGCTACCCATTCTTTGGTGACTAGGGCTCGAGATACGTTGGCTGGTACTTGTTCGCCTGTGAATGCGGGTGTGTCGAATGCGCTGACATGGATGCGGTGCCAGCCGGATTCTGGTTTGAATGCTCGGTAGAATGTGCCGCTTGTTTTGGTTGGGTTGCCGATGAGGAGCATTCGTGCTCCTTCTGCGGTCATGTATCCCATCGAGGCTTCGTAGATTGATTCGTCTACACCACTGGCTTCGTCGACTACAAGTAGGAGGCGGTCGTGGTGGTGGCCTTGGAATCGTTCTGGTGTGTCGGTTGAGAGTCCCATGGCGACCCAGTTCTTGTCGACCTCGAGCATCGTCTTGTAGATAGTGCCGAAGCCGCCTTCGATTTGGGCGTGGCGTTGGGCAATTTCGCGCCAGAGAAGTTGTTCGACCTGCGACCATGTCGGTGCGGTGGTGATTACGCGACATGGCCCTTCCGTCATGAAGTCGAGGACGACACATGCGGCGATGGCTGTTTTGCCGATGCCGTGGCTTGAGCGTACGGCTACTCGTTTGTGTTTGCGTACGGCGTGTAGGATCTCTGCTTGTTTGCTCCAGGGGTGGAATCCAAAAAGATTTTTGGCTTTCCATACCGGATCGAGCATAAGTTTGCGAATCTCGAGGGCAGACTCGTCAATGTTGTCTGGGTCAAGAGTCTGTGGTTTTGTCTTTTTCGTCATCGACGATTACTAGCTCTGCTTCTATTTGTTGGACTTTTTCTGCTGGGATGCGCGCAATGAGCTCTAGGGTCATTGGTTGGTCTGGTGCTTGGAGTTGGATTTCCTGGTTCTTGTGGTATCCGAAGCTGCGCTCGAGGACCCACGATGCGGCTTTCCAGTCTTCTTGGCTGGATTCCATGACTTTTCCGAGGAGGTTGTCGTGTGCCGAGTTCCTGGCGAGTGTCACTTGTACGTACAAATCGTTGAAGAGTTTGTAGCGTTCAGGTTCGTCGCGTCCTAGTTGCATCCAGCGCCTAAAATTTTTGGCGTCTACAAGGCAGGCTTCGGAGATGCGGGGGATGCTAGCTCCGGTGCGCGCTATTTTGACGGCTTTTTCGATGAGTCCTTCTGAGAACTCGAGGGGGATGTGGTCTGGGCGTGGAACGAGGTTCATGGTTCTAGTTTAGCGCGTAGCGATCGTACCCATGCTGCTGCGGGGTCTCCACCGAGTAGCATCCAGGCAACGCTGCCTGGTGTTTCTTCTGTCTCGAGTCCCCACTTCCGGTCCCGATCTTTCTGATGAGTGTCAAACAAGACGAGCATGCGACGTAGCGTCTTCGACGACAAGGGTCGTCCTTCTGCGATGCGCTTAGCTAGATAGACTGGGTATGTTCCGTAGCCAATCATCATTGTTGATGCTGTTGCTATGCCCGTAATTGCAACTCTTCGAGCTTCGGCTGGGGCAATCCAACTACCCTTGCCGTGTTCTTGTTTGTGTTTGCGTGCGAGAATTGTTTTTTGTTGTTTGCGTTGTCCGTTACTCATAGTACGAGTATGACAACCAGGTCGGACGCTAGTTATAGGAAGGGGGAATTACAAGTCCCGAGTTTTGTCCTTTTTCGTTCTGATTAAAGTATTTTTTAAAAGGAGCTAAACCGCCGGCTCTACTAATTTGTTTTGGAGATGGTGTAAATGACCAGGATTTTTGTTTTCCTGGGACCCATGATCCGCCAGGATTTGTAGTTGTCGAGTATTTTGATTCATTACTAAACGTAGGATGATTCGGCTTTTTAAACTCGTCAGATAAATGACCAGATTTTGTAATGCTTTGAGGGTCTTTTAGCCAAGCTCCACGCAAATCATAATTTTTAGTGTCGTTAATTCTGCCGGCAAGTGTTGCAGCAATACGATATCTAGTTTCCTGAGCTGGAGAAAGATGAGTGTCGTACATACAAGAATTATAGCGAGAGTCGGATACGCGTGTCCGACGCATCAAGTAGACTGTTCTTAACCCGCTTCACAAGCGGAGTTCGCCCGTCAGAGGGGCTTCGGCGCAGCCTGCAAAAAGAAAACCACCCGTAGTTGGGGGAGGAGGCGGCTGCGCGCCTCGCCATTCAAGTGACTCGAGGCAACAATAGACACGCCTAGCCATGGCAGTCACTGCGGAGAACAGTTACCACTTCTCGGACGGAGGAGGGCATTCAGAGAACCGCGTGGTTCAAGCTCGATGATGATGAGTATGAATAGTCCCTCGAAGAGCAACCACAAGAACATCCCTTACAGGAACAAGCAAAACCACCATCATCACCCCACCACTACCAAAGTATCCGCATACAGATACAAACACAGCACCATCATCGCCGAAGAATCAACGCTATACACACAAAACGTGAACAACACAACGCAGATAACCCCCCCACCTAACAACACACAACCAAACAGACAACACCACACGGAAACACCACCCACACCACAACCAGTGGGTTCCCCGTGACGGAACGGCGTGGCTGTCGTTGGGGGGGTTGCCGCGTTGGTGGGTGACGGGGGTCGATGCCGGCGTCGGGTCGGGGCGCAGAGTCCAGCTCCTTCGCCATCGCCGGCCGTCGAGGCTGCTCGGCAGGGCATCGCGCGGGAAGGGGAACACGCGACCGTGCGTGCTCGGTGGTGGTGCTGTCTGGCTGGTGGTTGTTGTTGTCCGTTCGGTCAGGTACACTTGGTGCTCGGGCTATCCTGCCCGTCGGTCATCGGAGGTTGTCAGATGTCTAGTGTCATCGAGCGCTACCAGTACCACCAAGATCCGGGTCATGGTTGGGTCGAGGTTCCCCTCGAAGATTGCGTAGGGCATCGGGTGTCGTCCTACTCCTACTGGGGCTACGGCTCGGACGGTTGTCTCGTCGCGTACCTCGAAGAAGATCTCGACGCGGTCACGGTGCTGGGGAGTCAGGTCGTCGAGGTAGACGGCAGGGCTTACGCTGCCCGTCCTCGAACGTGCGTCGAGTTGCGCTACGTCCTCGAACCGGTACAGCACCCCAAGGACTGTTTCATCCGGGGCTTGGAGCGGTTCCCCGCTGCCGCGTCTAACGGGTTCGACATCGAGCAGGTCTTTGCTGTCGAGTCGAGTCTCGCGGCGGATATCGACGCGGCGCGGAAGCGCAACGCGGCGCACCTTGTCCTAGTCCAGGCGCTGCGCTCGGACATCGAGGCGGCGCTAGAGTCGAGCACCCAGGGCGAGCCGCTTGGGGGAGTTTGCTCGGAGTGCGAAGGCTCGGGGAGTGTCGTCGCAGAGATCGACCCTCGACAATGCTCTTGCTGCGACGGCTCGGGGCTAGCGTCGTGATCGCCGACGCCTACGCTCGCACCGCGTCCTTCGAGGAGGTCACCTACCTCGCGGGGCGCGGGTCGATCCCTGCCGGTCTCGAAGTCGTCGAGCGGCTCGGGTTCGAGGAGTGTCGCCGCCAGTACGGTGCGCCGTTGGGCGCTCGGGACTGGGCGGGGTCGTGGTTCGAGCCGCCGCGTCAGAGCGGCTGCCAATGGATCGACACCGACTACTACCCGTGGTGGTCGGTGGTGATCCCGCCAGCGGGTCACGGTGGCGGTTGGGATATGTCGAACGCCGACTAGGCGCACCGGACGCGCTGGCAGGTCGCCAGAGCATCGCCCCGGTTCGAGTCCGGGCGCGTCCCTCCCGCCATCCGGCGGGGAGTAGATAGGAGATTCACAATGAGTAGCACGACACCCCGGATCGACCGCGACGCGCTTGCCGCCATGATCGAGCGCGCCTGCCTCACCATCGAGTCGACCCCGATCCCCGCCGAACTTCGCGCCTCGGGCGACGGTGGGGGATTCAACGACGCCGAAGTCCTCGCCCTTTGGATTGGCGCGGGACTTGCCAGTCAGGTCGGCATGGCGTTGGCGCTCGACCCGTCGCCGTACGTTATCGGATTCCCGCCGAAGAATGACGACGATGACGCCGCTACGCCTGACCTGTACGCGGTACGCGCAGAGTGCCAGACCGCTGCGCTGTACGTTGGCACCGAATCCGACTGCTGCGAGTGGGCTAGGCAGGCAGAGGAGCAGAGCGGCAACGAAGTCAGCCTAGTCGTGGATACCGCCACCGACGACGAACGGGCAGACTGGTACAACATGGAAGGCGTATCAATCAACCGCGAAGAAGCCGCCCCCGCCGTCGACCTTCGAGACTAGACCCGCCGCCGCGCCCCGCTGGGGGGATATCCGGGCATCGACGCTCGGCGCGGCACTCCACCACGAAAGGAACAGCACCATGAAACTCGTTTTATCCATCGACCTAGCGCCCGGCATCGACCCCGACGACGTTGTGACAGCGCTAAACGCTGACGTTCTCTGCCGACTTGAGGACGACGACCACGCCATTATCGGCTGGGAGTGGAAGTACCCGGCGGAATGGCTTCTGGCGCTCCGCGCCGCCGCCGACGAGGTACCGCCGTGCGCCTGACCACCGAAACGCGCCGCAACGTACGCGCCACACTCGCCGCGATCGACCGGCACTACCCGGCGACCGGGCGCAGCTCCCTCCTGACTCTCGAGAATCCCAAGACCCTGAAAGATTCGAGCGCCTACCTGACTGCCGTCATGCATTTAGCGCCGGCAGCGTCGAGCGGCGCGAATGTCTGCGCGTGGTCGGTAAAGACTTGTGTTACCGGATGCCTGACCTACGCCGGGCGGGGCGGGATCCAGCTCGACTCTAGCAACTGGAACAAGATACAGGCAGCCAGGATTCGCCGGACGGCGCGCCTACTCTTGCATCCTGACGCGTTCCATTATGACCTCCTTACCGAGATTGCGACGCTGAAGCGACGCGCTGACCGGGACGGCAGGACACTAGCGGTACGACTGAATGGCACCTCTGATATCGCTTGGCATAAGACAGACGCGGATCTAGTCGACGCTATCCGCACAATGGGCGTGACGATGTATGAATACACAAAGCGCCCGACCCCGGCAGGCTATACCGATGCGGGAATCGACGTGACCTACTCATACCCGGGCGGCGAAGGTATCGCGGCGCGTCGCTTCCTAGAGGCAGGGCATCGCGTCGCTGTTGTGTTCGCCGGTAAGGTTCTGCCTGCCGAATGGGTAGCGCCGTGGGGCGACGCGCTCCCTGTGATCGACGGCGACGCGCATGACCACCGATTCCTCGAGCCGGGCGGCGTTGTCGTCGGACTTCGGGCGAAGGGAAGGTTACGCGGCGCGACCGGGTCGCGGCTTGGGTTTGTGCAGGTAGCGTGACGCGTTCCCCCGTCCGATGGTGGACTAGCCGGGCATCGACGCTCGGCGGGGGAGTCCAGCCGCTACTGGCTGGCAGTAACAAAGGGGATAGAATGACTAGCGCGACTGACAAGGAACGCATCATGCAAAAGCTGGTTTTATCCATCGACCTAGCGCCCGGCGTAGACGGTGAAACCGTCGTGACTCACCTAAACGCGCTTGCAGTCCTCGACGAACTGCAAGAGGACTACCACTACATCACCGATTGGTCGTGGACGTACCCGCCCGGCGACCCTGACGCCGCCGACGAGGTACCGCCATGCGCCTGACAACCAAGACTTGGGCGGTGACGATGGTGTGGAGCAACGGAACGGAGACCGTGACGGTTCACGGGCTGACCGGCTGGGAAGCTCTGATAGTGGGACAGGAGCGCATCATCGAAACCGTAATGAGTGGTGAGGCTGCCGTCACTGACGAGCAGCGCGACCAGTTCGCCCACGACCGCAACAAGTACCGCGAGACTGGCACGGGTTACGACCTGTACGCACGGGAGGTGACGGCATGAGTGCCAACGCGCTCCGCGTCCTCGACATGCTGCGCGAAGAAGAGATGAAGGCGTACAACGCCATGCTCAAGGTCGATAACTTTGCACCCGACCGCGAGACACTGATTGCCAACGCCAACTACCAGACCACCAAGCGCCTGTACGCAAAGGCTCGAGTACTCCTGACAGGAAACCAGCATGAAAGCCGCAACACAACGATGGCACCGGATGAAAGCCGCAACACAACGACGGCGGCGCCGAATGAAAGCTAGAACACAATCCGGCGCAGTCGTCGAAGGTAAAGCGATTACCCGCTGCACCATCCATATCGGGGAAACCTGCGTGGAATGCGGAAAGGCTTGCGACTTCGGCACGGGACTATTCGTGAATCGGATACCCGCCGAACTGCCAGCCCAGGAATACGGGACAACGCTAGACGGGTACCTCTGCGCCGAATGCCAACTCGAAGTGTGCGTACTGTGCCTCGAGAAAGTCCTCGACTGGTCGATGGATCCAGAGCGTGGCGTAGTGTGCGACGACTGCGGGAAGGCGGCATGACGCTACACCTAATCGTGCCAGCAGACGGAGAGACAACGCTATCCAGCGACGCGCTCGAACTACACGACTACCAGCGCATCGTCGGCGGATGGATCGAGCACGTTCACCTGCCCGGTCGTAACGTGATCGCCGTAGTAAACGAGGAGGGCGCATACCAGAACGCGCCATACAATCCTCGAGCGTCCGTCATCGCGTCGGCTTGCCTCGGCAGGCACCAACCCCTTGTCGGCACCGTCGTATTTGTCGGGTCGGACTACGACAAAGACAACGAGGTGGATCTACCGGAAGCGTTCCTGCTCGAGTTCATGCTGACAACGTAACGACGCGCCCCGCCCTGCCGATCGACTGGCAGGGCGGGGCTTTTTTATTTGTCGAGCGGCAGCGGATCGAACATCACGATCTGATCGACGGCGACCCACTCGCCCGTCGGAGACTTGTACCCTCCCGCCTCCTTGACCTTAGCCTTCCAGTCCTTGTACGACACACGCGCCGTCTTACCCTCGGCACAGTCCAGGTCGCAGAACTTCTTGTCACCAAGCTCGAGCCACACGACGTTCAGCATTGCCTCGCAGAAGTCGCAGTACTTGACTGCCTGGATGCGTGACCCGCCCACTATTCGGTCGTAGTGCGAGCGGAGATACCCCTCGCCTTCGCGCTTTGCCGTGTCGATGTAGACGTTGCGTTTCCATGACCGCCACGATGCCGGGTTAGTGATCGCCTCGCCACGCTTGATTGCCTTGTCGTACGCTTCGTCGACTAGAGCAATGAGCGTGTCCGTGACCATCTTCTGTCTCCGTTCCTTCAGTTCTTGTTCGGTATGAAGGGAGACTTGATCCATCAGTCTTGTTGTTGTTGTGTTGTATTATGGGCGAACATCATCGAGTAGATCCACAAGTCGAGGATCTCGTCACGCGCCTCGACCATGAGCTCTTCGGGTGTCATCGTCAGCCACTTGCCATTGTGAATGGCTGCGCCCTTCTCGAACTTCTCTTTGAGTTGAGTCTCGAACGTGTCGTCGATCATCAGCGCAGCGAGGGTGCGGTTGAATGAGTCGAGGGCAACGATGGGTGCCGACAGGATGTAGTCGGACAGTGCAGACCACTGTTCCTGTGTGGTTGGTACTTCCTGGGTCATTAGAGTCCAGCCTTTCGGATGCTGTCGAGGTGTTGTTCTTGTTGGATTGCCATGCCGGCGTACGCGATGCATGCGGCGTCGGCAATGTCTTGGTTCTTGATGCGGGATGCGGGGAATGTGCTTGTTGCCCAGTCCCATACGGGTTCTTTGCCTCTGCCCTTGATGCCGCAGCGTGACCGCCACGTTGCAGGCATGATTGTTTCCGGGTAGACGGGTGTCGCGTTGGCTGCCCGGTCGTGCGCGAACGTAGCACAAGCGGCAAGGACGGAGCCGACTACCTTTGCGTGGTTGACCGAGCCGCGCCTTGACACTCCCATGTATGCGTCCTCGACGAAGATTCCAGTAATGGATTCTCGAATTGTCTGGATGCACAGGTAGTCGCTGATTGTGTCGAAGCGTTGGGCGTGGTCAACCATTGGCTCGTCCTTGTTGACAGTCTCGAAGTAGAGAACGTCAATGATCTTCGCCTTGGTGGACATGTGTACGACTGCGACGCGTTTGCCGGACGCGTCAATGCCAATGACTCCCATCAGAAGGGAACGTCAGAGTCGACGGTGGATGTGGACTCGGGCGCAGGGGTAGCTGTCCTCGAGAGGGACGACTCCTGGTTGTTGCTGGCTGCGCGGTTCGGTACTTCGATGCGGTCCGAGAGAACTTCGATCTTCGTTTTCTTCACGCCGTCCTTCTCCCACTCGGACTGGGACAGGCGACCCTGGACGTAGACGCGCTCGCCCTTCTTGCCGTCCTGACCGAAGCGTTCTGCCTTGTCACCGAACGCGACAACGTCGATAAAGACTGGGTCGTCGATCCATTCGTCGCCGTTCTTCTTGCGGTTGTTGACAGCGAGGCGTCCGTTGGCGATCTGGAGTCCACTCGCGGTGGCTCGCATCTCAACGTCGCGGGTTAGGTTCCCGCTGATGATGACTGTGTTCATTTGTCCTCCTTCATTCCTAGCGCGATTGACGCTAGGTCTTGTGGGTTGTTGGCTCCGCACGATATGTCGAGCAGAGCAACATGGTATTTCCATGCGCGTCTTGCGACGATGCAGCATGGTGCGTTCTTGTTGTCCTTGTTGCCTTGGACCATGTGGTCGAGGGTGTCGTTGATGATGAATGGGAATGCAGCATCAACTGCTTCCTGGGCAATGCATCCGTTGCAGCCACAGTACGCGTCGTTGGATAGGTCTTTCATGGCGTCTTCGTATTCGCCACCGGTAATGCCGAAGTCGTTTGGCTGGTCGCCTACATGCTCAAAGTTCTGGTAGAAGTAGACGATGTCTGCTGTTTCCAGACGATCGACAACAGCTTTGACTGCATTGCTTAGGTCGAGTTCCACCGTTACCTACCCCGCTAGTGTTCCACGGGGATCATATCGAGGATCGTGCGGGTTGGATGCGGCTACGCCGCCGCGACTGTCGTCCTCTCGGCACAGTACGCAGAGGTCTCCGAAGAACGAGTCGACCTCGTTTAGTTCGGCTCCACACACCGCGCAAGAGTATCGCTCCCATAGCACAGCGAGCCAAGGTACTTGCTCGATGATTGCCATGGCAGCGTCGTTGCCGAGCATCCAGCCGGGTTGTTCGACGGAGTCGCCGACTACTACTTCTGCAAGGATGTCGCGTAGCTTTTTCATAGCGCCTTCAGTGCGTAGGCAATCACAATGAGGGCTGCGATTGCAATGATGTTGGACAGGTCAAACATCTAATCCTCCTCGGGTATTGGCGTGTCGACGGCGACTGCTGTTCGGGATCGGCGACCGTAGTCGCATACGTCGTAGTATCCACACCATCGTTCGCTGCACTTCCATGTTCCCCTTCCTGTTGGTGGGAACACCCCTGCCGCTTCGACTGCCAGTAGGATTGTTGCCTGGTCGGCGGCAGACTTCATTGTTTCCTTGTTGCGAGCAATCGCCGCTTCGTGGCTCGGCTCTCGCACGAATACGTTGGAGAACTTGGCGATTGTTTTCTTGTAGCCAATGTCGAGCGTACGCCAGCCACGCGTGAGGGGACTAAGTCCATCCTCGATTGCAATGGCTGCTTGGTACAGGGCAAGTTGCTGGTCTACTGTTGCCTTCTCTGGCGTGTAAGAAGAACGCCCAGCCATGCTCGCCTTGTTGTCGGTAACGACGATACTACCGTCGTCCGCCCGTTCGACCATATCGACGTAGCCAAGCAAGTCAATATCGCCCAGGAGTTCGACTCGTACCTCTCTCTGTACGCTGATAGGGTTGATCGTCGGCGCGACATCTGTAACGTAGAGCTCGGCGGCGCTTGCCAACCTGTCGCGTGTCGCGTCTTGGTCGATGTCAGAGAAGTCATACTCAAGCGTAACGCCATGCTTACTTTCGGTTGGTGGATTGTCGAAGCGTCGAGTGATTAGTTCCTGTGCCTCCTCGACGCTAGTGTCGATGCTGCCGATCTTGTTGTCCATGACTAGCCGAGTGAGGCTGTCCCAGGCTGTGCCGACATGCATGCGTCCGGCGACTGGGGTGGTGATGCCTTCAATGTACCGGTATCCCCACGCTCGTAGGCAGCCGGCGTCGCCGAGGGCTGACTTGAGTTGGGAGTGGGAGAAGTGTCGGCGTTCTTCGGTCACGATGTTTGCTCCTCGAGCCACGCGGTAAGGGTTTGGTTCTCCATGTTGTAGCCCGACTTGGTAAGGGTGTCGGCGATCTTTGCGATCGTCGTCTGACCTGTGATGCCGAGGGACTCTTTGATCTGCTTCTTCTGGTCGGCAGTCAACGCGCCAAGCTCGTCGAGTAGTGGGTTAACGATGCTCTTGGGTGCCGGTGCGCTCATTGGCTCGTCCCATTTACCTCGAGCCCACAAGCCGCCACAGATACCGAAGCGCAATGCTCCGTTACGGATCGCATCACCGATCAGTTCTTTGAGTGTGTCGCCGTAGCCTTTAGCGCCGGGGCGCTCGATCGTTCCCACGGCTGGGATAGTTCTCCCACAAACCGTCATCAAGACCCACATGGCGCGCGGGTTGCCAGACTCGTCACACTCAAGGTAGGGTGTGCCGTGTTCAGTGAGGCCCATTGGCTCCCACTCCCAGTACGGGTCGATGTCAATCAGCATGCGCGTGACGGTTGCGTGGTCAACGTAGTCGAGCTCGAGGCCGGAGCCGCGCTTGATCTTGGAGATCAGCTTCTTCTCGGGATCCCAGTACTTGGTGACTGCGAGGTTGAGTTGTTCTGTTTGGTACGTGAAGCGAGGCGTGTCCATCTGTGGTTCTCCTGGTGTCTTGTTGACAAACTCGGTGTAGAACGGATCGTCGTTGTTGTGGTGTGGTCCTTCGCACTCATGCCATGCGCGTAGGGTTTCCGTTGCAAGGTCGGGGACTGTCAGCCAGCCCTCCTTGGAAGAGACAAGCATCAGCGTGTCACGATCCGTAGACGTTCAACGCGTGACCGCTTCTTCGGTGTGAAGTCCGGGTCGAGACCGAGCAGTGCATCACTCGACAAGCCGAGTACGCGTGACAAGACAATCAAGTCGCTCGCCCTCGGTGTGCGATCGCCGCGTTCCCAACGCCCAACGGTTTCCTTCGATACGCCACACCGAATCGCTAGATCCGCCTGTGGCATACCACTTCTTATGCGTGCCTCTCGGAGACACTCCCCTATGTTGTTGTCCATAGAGCCATAGTACACTACCCGTCGGACGGATGGTGTGCCAGTATGGTTGACTGCGGGACTAGGAGTCGAACCTAGATTCGTGGATTCAAAGTCCACTGTCCTGCCTTTAGACGATCCCGCACCGGAAAAGCAAAGAGCGAGGGGGGACTATGCCCCGCCTCGCTCTGTTGTCAGAAGTTTACGGAGGAGTCCGTCTACCTCATGCAGCTTCTGATCGCACGACTCGACTCTTAGTACTGCGTTATCTTCTCTGGCTTTGAGTACGAGTCTGATTGCTTTGCGAACCTGGTCTAGCTCTTCGGAGCCCACGAGCCCTGGCTCGTTCCGTATCCGACCGCGGCTGCGATGATGACGGGAATCGAAGCGATGACTTCAGCCGGCAGGTCGAGGTTCAGTACGCCCGTGAGCAGGTACACAATCAGTACGCTGAGTGCGCCGCCGACTGTGGCGTTGCGGATCTTGGGGTTGAGATTCATGTGTCCTCCTAGGACTACAGGATGATGCGGTATTCCGCCCGTGCCGACTGGATTGTACCAGCGGCGGCGGCGCGGCTTCCCGCTTGGGTGGGGGTGATCTGAATAACTGGTGGTCCAAGTACACGATCGGTTTTCTTCTTGAAGCCGCGTGTCTCTTCCCATGTGGTGTGGGCTTCGTCGCCCTGGTGTGTGTCGACGCGTCCAACCTTGTACGTTCCCGTGTGTGCAACGATGCGGTTCCATTCGCGTACGCTGTTGGGTCCGATGCGTAGGCTGGGTAGGATGTTTGCGACTCGATCGTGAGAGTGTCCTCGCAAGACAACATCAGCATCAGACTCTGCCAGGTCTAGTTCCATCTGGTTGAGTTTGGAGCCGGAGCGGCGTCCGCCTTGCCAGCCATGGGCAAGGTCGAAGACTGTCGAGAACTCGGATCCGGCAGCGCCAGACGATGCGCGGTTCCAGTTGATGCGAAGGAATCCGTTGTATGCCATGTATGGGACTTGGAGTGCGCCAGCAATTTCGCTGCCGATCTCCCGGTCGGTGTGCTTTCGGATGGTGCGCTCATGGTTGCCGGACAGCCACACCCAGATTTTCTTTCGGACTGGCATGAAGAGCTCGAGGGCGTGGTCGACGACTTCGCCTGGTACGCCGCCCTCTTCGAATGCTGCTTGCAGGTATCGTTGTGTCCACATGCCAGCGGCGAAGCGTGGGTCTCGGTGTGTGATGCAGTCACCGACGTCGCCCATGAAGATGATGCGAGCGTCGGGGTCTTCGTCGATCTGGTCGATGTGCTTCTTGAGTAGCTTCTCGTTTGTGTCTACCGCACCGAGGTGGGTATCTCCAATTGGCCAGACGTTGAATGTTTGTCCGGTTCGGTAGCCTTCTGTTTTGCGTACGACTCTCATACTTTTGTTACCTCCACAAACATGTTGATGCTGTTGTTGGTATGCCACTTACGATGAACGCCTTCACCCGTTGTGTCGCCCGTGTTACCTTCGACGGTCTGGATAGGCGTCATAATTGTTCGCTTGACTAGGCCGTAGTCCTTCTCGATGAATCCGATGTGGTCGGGTACGTTGTCTCCGTCCCAGTCAAAGAGAACTACGGTGCCTGGTTGTACTCGGAGTGCGCGAGTAATTCGTACCGCGGGGCGACAATAGATTTGCAGACCCTTTTGGGCTGCGTCTTTCCACGATGGGCAGTACCGCCAATTGAAGAGATTGCCTGTGCGTAGGTCGTAGCCGGCAAGGAGGAACATGAAGGTTACGAAGTCGGCGCACCATGGCTCTCGGTCAACGTAGCCGTTAAGGTTTTGCTTGAGCGTGTCGATGAGCTTGCCGCGGTTCGGTGTCTCTTCGAGTGTGCCGATCCAAGCTTGTGCGTGCTTGAGGGCTTGGGCTCCTGGACGGCCGGCGACGAGCTCGAGGTTGTGGAGCGTGACGGGATCGAAGCGTCCCGTCGATGGGATCTTCTGGTGCTCTTGGTACGAGCGGAGAAGTGTGCGAGCATGCTTGCCAATCACTGGGGTGTATGCTCGAAACCCCTTCGGAATCGGGATGCCTAGGATTCGGCATGCAAGTTTTAGCTTGTATTTTCGTGTGGTGTTTTGCATGTATATATTGTATCTAGCGAGCCAGATACGAGAGTCCAGCAATAACACCAACAACAATCAGTGCAGTAGCAACACCAGTGACAAGGCGACCGAGGGCTCGTAGTGTTGCCATGTCTTTCTCGAGGTTGCCCATCTTTTCTTCAATGCGAGTGACGCGTTCTTCCAACGATTCAAACCTTTTGTCGAGGTACCGTTCTAGTCTATCTACTTCTGCGTCACTCATCGGTATCTCCGAATGCCAAGAAGGTCGGAGGCACTGGAGAGCTTAGATATCTTGACAACATCACCTGTCTGTGGGGCTTGGATAAAGTTTCCGTTGCCTAGATAAATGCCAACGTGGCCGGGTCCACTTGAGGTGGGGTGGAAGAATACGAGGTCGCCGGCCTGGGCATTGTTCGCTGTGATCTTCATGCCGGCGTTGAACTGGGCTCCGCTGACTCGGGGGATGGTGATGCCGAGCTTGGCGTAGGCAAAGCTTGTTAGTCCCGAGCAGTCAAAGCCAACAGTGTTCGCGCCCTGCTCGATTCCCCGCGTTGGTCCACTCGAAGACCCGCCACCCCAAGAGTATGGAACGCCAAGCTCGGAGATTGCGGCTCGAGCAATGGCGCGTCCCGTCGCGTCGCCACGCCCAATGGCGACACTGCCAGGATTGATTGTAGTGGCGTTGACTAGGTTCTTACCACCATCCGCTATTGCCATGCCGACGTTACGTACGCTTGGCAGGTCGACACCAGGGTCGGCTCGGATGTGAGCATCAATGATTGGGATGTACATTTTGACGCGACCAATTTTGCCGAGACTATTTAGCGCGCCGCGCAACACGTCGGCTGTCTGGGTTCCTGCTGTTGGTGTTGTTGGTGTTGTTGGTAGTCGCATCAGTTACCTTTCGCTCTGTTGCGAATAAGGTTTTGCATGTAAGAGTCGAGCTTGGCTTTTGCGACTGGACCCTGTGCGTCAATAACAGCGGGTGAAACTCCAACCGATTTGAGAAGCTTAATCCATAGTGTATTGTCGATCGTGGATGGTTCCAAACCTCGAGCAACCTTGTACGTTTTCTTTTGTGGATTGAAGAAAGAGCTTGTTGGTGTCTGGTCGGATTGGCGCAAGAAAGATACGGGAAGAAGGTTTTCAAGTTCTCGGGCGACAAAGTTTGCGTACGGCTTATTGATACCGACTTCGACTTTTTTGCCTGTCGCGGGGTCAATAACATTTTTGCTACCGCCCGGCGCTGCGACCATACCCAAAACAATTTCTGCGCCGGTTTGAAGTATGGGACTAGAGATCTGAACAAAAGCGTTGAGGGCGGATCCGCCACCCTGGCCGATCGGCATGAAGTCGGCAACCTGGGATGCCGTAGCAAACGGGTTAAGACTCGAGGTACGAATGCCACCGATAACGCGTTGCTTACCGTACCGCGTATTGCGCTCGTCTTCCCATAGTGGTAGTAGGTCTTGCATCCAGTCGGGCCATACACCATTCTCCTTCTGGTATTCCTCGCCCATTTTGGCGAGAGTGCCGAGCATTGCGCTGCGCCCTGGATAGTCGTATGGCATCGTGATGAATGTAAGGCGCAGGATATGCCGGTACCACTGGTTAAATGGTACGGCAATGGCAGCGGCGCGCTCAAACGATCCGCCGTGCCGATACGATCCGAGCCAGTCTTCTGCGCGTTGAAGGGCGGCTTGTTGGATTCTAATGATTTCGGGACTGCCACTGGTTCCGTTGAGTGCGGCATTAACTAGGGCTTCTGCGTCGTCGTTCATCTTCCGCATGTTTGCCAGAAACTTCTTGCCCTTTACCTTATTGGCGTTTGTCATAAGGCCGTCGATGTAGAGTGTTGCTCGAGCAAGGTCCTCGGACAAGATGTTGCCGCGCTGCATCAGTGACATCCAAGTCCTAAGGTAACGAACAGGAGGAGCGAATAGCCTTAGCTTGCCTTGCAGCTTGCCCTCAAGGGCGTGGGTTTCGGAGAGCATGCCGTAGATACCGCGACTTTGAATTTCGAGTGGCAGTTTGTTTTGGCGCATTAGCTTGACCGCAAGGAAGAATGCTTTGGGTCGGAATGTGGCAAGGGCGGCAAGTAGTGCGTTGCCTGTGATGTTGGCTACTGGTGTGCGGGGAAGGAGTGTTAGGTTGATGCGTTGCCACGATTGGCTGAAGCGCGTGAGGATGTTAGGGTCTTGGCTTCGGGCCGCGTCGTTAAGTACTTTGCTCATCTTTTCCCATGTTGTATTGGGAATGGCAAGCAACTCGAGCTTCTTACCTGCCTTGAAGAATTCGGCTCGCTTTTCGGGCGTACGGCCTACTGTCTCTCGGACGTAGTCCATGTTTCCGACTTCCGTCATTAGCAATCGGGCGGAGTCTTGTTGCGGATTGTCAACGGCATTATCGAGTTTGATTAGGAGGTTAGTGGCTTCGTCGCGACTGTTGACTTTGAATGCCGTCTGGGCATTGACAAACTGGACTTGCCCCAAGTTAACTTCGTTCTTAAGGAGGCGTTGAAAATCTTCTTCGCTACGGATAGTGATCGAGTCGGAGTTTGCTCGAATAAACTTGTTAAGGCCCTCAACGAGAGTCAACATGCGCTTGGGTACTTGTGCTTTTTGCACTAGGTTCTTAGCATTCAGATTCATAATGCCGAGAGCACCAGACTTACCGCTACGCCTACGTTGTTGGGATCCAAGGATTGGAACCAGCGGGCCAGGCTTAACGGTAGAAACGTCGAGTGCCTCGGAAGCACCCAGGCCACCATTGTCCCTGCCGGTACGAAGAAAGATAGTTGGCCCCACAAGGTCGCCAGCGCCAACGGCCTTACTGGTATCTTCGATCATCTTGGTAGCCGCGTCGCCCACGCGCCCTTGCAAAAGTTCCTCTTGGATCTTTAGTTCGTTTTTAAGCCACTTAGTCCAAGAGTTAAGGCCAGCAACAGAAAGCTGTGCATCATACTTAACGCTGATTGCTCCGCGAATACCAGCACCATCAGCAGCCGCCCACCAGTCGTTAGCTTTCTTGCGGCCAGGAACAAGTGTTTCCCACAGTCGAGCTCGAGCGTCGAGGAGGCCAAGGACAGTGTCGATCTCTTCGGGTGTCGACCCACTCCTAATAGCAGCATCACGAAGAGCAGTGCGGATTGGACTACTGGTTGGCTTGACGACTCCGTTGTCCCACGCTTTGCCTTCGTACTTGAAGTAACGATCGAATACTCCCTTTACTTCGTCGGGCAGTCCGGTGTCTTGGAATCCGCGTCGCATGCGATTGAGTTGCATGACCTGGTGCAGCATGTAGGTGCGAATGGCGTTATAGATTTTCTGGAGTTTTGGTGTTGGTGCTTTGCCGCTTTGCAAGTACAGCATCATGCTGTCAACAAACTTTTCGTGGTTGTCGCTTGTCCACTTCGAAAGGCTCTTGCCCATCCACGCCTCAAGGATCTTAAGTTCGCTTGGTGCCATGGCGGCAAGTTCGCGTGGTACGCCGTGGAGGATTTCGTGAAGCATTGTGTCGGCGCGCTTGACTGTGTCGATGGGGGTTTGTGCAACCATGGCAATAAGGCGACCATTGTCGCCAAACGATTCGCGCCAGTAGGTAATGCCGAGGATGCTGCCGTCGTTTTGGAGGTTCATGCGAGGGACAAGTTTCTGTTCCTTCCTGTTTACTTGTGTCGATTCGGCAATGATCTTCTCGATCGGTTCCCGTTTTGGCATGCGAGGAATGTACGTTCCGATTGGGACGAGAAGTTTGTTGGGGTCGCTGGGCAGGTAGGGTGGTGCCGGTTTGGAGGGCTTGGGTGCGGGGCCGTTGTAGAT